GGTTATTTAGTCTATGATAAACACAAAGAATTCATTAAAGATAAGATTAATCATTGGCTATGAAACGTAAGTTTAGGAAAGTTCCAAAAACCAAAGGGGGTGTTCCAAAAAAATATGTTTCAGGCGCTAAGAATAAGAAAAAGCGCGAAGCAGAAATCAAACGAACAGCTAAACTTTACAGAGCAGGTAAATTAACACCTGCAATGATGAATCGAATCTCAAAAATGAGGGCTAAAAGTGGCAAGTAAAGAAGAAGTCATAGATAAGTATTCCAAATCAAGCGGAATATCTAAGTCTACACTCAGAAAAGTCTACAAACGTGGGCTTGGTGCTTACTACAGCTCTGGTTCTCGTCCAGGTGTATCTGCTCATGGTTGGGCTTCCGGGCGTGTTCGCAGTTTTGCGACAGGCAAAGGCGGTGCAAGAAAGGCGGATGCAGATTTATTAAGGCCTAAAAAGTCAAAGAAAAGGAGTTAATATGGGTTACGGATATGGAAAGCCTAAAAAAAAGAAAGGCAAAAAGAAAAAGGTTAAAAAATAATGCCATTTAGCAAATATTCACCAAAACAAAAGAAACTTGCTAGAGTTGCAAAGCCTAGAACTAAAATTACTAGCGCAGACTTTAAAAAACTTAAAAAAGCTAAGAAAAAAAGAAAATGAAAAAGAAAGTTAAAGCTCCAAAAGGCTATCATTTTATGAAAGTTGGTAAAGGTTATCGTTTGATGAAAAATAAAGGTAAGTTTGTACCGCATAAAGGAGCATCTACTTCTGCTGAGTTTGAAGTTATTACCAAGCACAAGTGAGTAAGCCTGAGAAAAAAATTAGATTTGAAACCTTTGCTGAATTAAGCAAGTACATGGAAAACAATACCAAGCGACAAAAGAAAAAAAATGAAAAACAAAATAAAAAGCATAGTAGGTAGTTTAGCACCCACACTTGGAGCAGCTTTAGGTGGCCCTTTAGGTGGCCAAGCTGGTCAAATATTAAGTAGTGTATTGGGCGTACCTAACAGTCCAAAGTCTATAGAAAATGCAATGCAAAATCTTACAGCCGATCAAATGGTTGCTCTCAAAAAAGCAGAGAAAGATTTTGAAGTGCAAATGAAAGAGCTTGAGGTTGATGTTTTTGCACTAGAAACCGAAGATGTGCAAGATGCTAGAGATAAATTCAGCAATGATTGGACACCTAAAATTTTAGGTATTTCATGTGCTGTTGGTTTCTTTAGCTATATTGCAATCATAACTCTCTACCCGCAGCCAGAGGCAAACGATGACGTGACGATGATAGTTATCGGCGCGATTACGGGCATATTTACAAGCGTGATTTCATTCTATTTCGGAAGCTCAAACAAAAGATGACTTGGAAAAACTTTAAACTTGATGAATTCAAGTGCAAACATTGTGGTAAAAACGAGATAAATCATAAATTAGTTGATAAACTACAAACATTGCGTGATGACCTAGGATTCCCCCTAGTTATATCATCTGGCTATAGATGTCCCGAACATCCTATAGAAGCTAAGAAAAGCAAGCCAGGCACACACGCACTAGGTCTAGCAGTTGATATAGCTGTTAGTCACCAAAAAGCATTAGAGGTGTTATACAAAGGTATAGCACATGGTTTTACAGGCATAGGAGTTAATCAAAAAGGCAATGGACGATTTATACATTTGGATATCGCAGAAGTGGAAAATTATAGCCCACGCCCTCACATCTGGAGCTACTGACTTTTATTGATATGGAGATCTCAGGCTACATCGTTTGGAATATCATAGTTACTTTGGTCTTAGCACCTTTAGTCTATGGCATAAGAAAAAATGAAGCTGAAGTTAAGCGGGTTGATATTTTGCTCAATAAAACTAGAGAAGAAGTAGCAAGAGATTATCTAACAAGAAATGAACACACAATAGAATTTCAAAGATTAATAGACAAAATAGATAAACTTGATGCTAAAATAGATAAACTAATTACAACTTAATATGAACGGATTTAATTTTTTTACAGGCTTACCAACAGGACTACCAATAAAAAACCCATATGATCCAAATAGGGGATTTGGTAGAATGGGTGGAATGGGTAATACAAGTTACGTTGCACCTGACACGTCTTATTCAAGTGGTTTTGATTATGCAAGATCAATAGCAGGCGGAATACCTGCATCACAAATGATTTCAAGTGGGGTTTCATATTCACCTGACCAACCGGGCGGTTATACACAAGAAGATATTAACAGACCACCCCTACCTGATCTTGGGGTTGTACCTTTGCCAATGCCTAGACCAAATGTTGAAGATGTAAGGATGCCACCACCAAGAGATTTTATGCCTGGTGACTTTATGCCTGGTGATTTTGATATAAGGGATTTTGATTTTTCAAACATTAGACCAAACATTGATTTTAGGATGCCTCAGTTAAACATTCCACAAATGCCACAACCACAAGTCGGTGGATTGTTTGGTGGCCTTGGTAGAATTGGATCAGGTATCACAGGTGCGCAAAACACCTTTGATAAATTTAAAGATGATTTAAAACAACAAGCAATACAAGGTTTATTTGGAATTGGGAAAACACCACTAGTTAAATAAATGCCAACACACGAAGAAGCTGTCAAGGCTGAACAAGCCGAACAAATATTAAACTCAGATGTATTTAAGGAAGTTGTAGAAAACCTTAAAAAAGAATACATCAACTTTTGGTTAAACTCTCGTGATATAAAAGATGTGAATATCAGAGAGGACTTACATAGATCAATTTTATTAATACCTGAGATAGAAAAACATCTTAGAATCATTGCAGAGAAAGGCAAACTCACTAAAGCACATATCAATAAGATTCGTAGCGTAGGCTAAAAATCTTTTCTTTTTTAAATAAATTCATATAAAATACTTATAAATACACATAAGGAGTATTTATGAGCAATAACGGAAAACCGACTGCTTTACAAACTGAAGGAGAACTAGCTACTTCTGCGTTTGAAAGTTTCTTAACTCCTCAAGAGGAAACAGTTAAAGAAGCAGTCACAAATGAAGTAGAAGAGGAAGTCATTGAAGAGGATGAATTACCAGAAGCAGCCGAACTTGAAGAAGAGATGGTTGAAGATGAAGAATCCGATTTTGATGATCAAATTGATGACGAAGAACAAACTGAGGTTGAGGACGAACAAGAGCAACCCACCCACTACAAAGTCAGAGTTGACGGAGAAGAGGTAGAGGTCACGCTTGAGGAACTCCAAAGCGGATATTCACGTCAGCAAGATTACACGCGCAAAACTCAAGAGCTGTCGCAACAACGGAAAACCATTGAGCAACAGCAACAAGAATTAGCGCAAAAGGATGCTATTTACGCACAGTTGTTACCTGAGATGGAAACCCAATTAAAGGGTGAATTGGCAAACGAGCCAGATTGGAACAAGTTATATGAAGATGATCCAATCGCTTATGTCAGAGAAAAGCAGGTTTGGGATGATAAAAGAGCAAGACTAAGTGCTGTTAATGCTGAACAAAAAAGACTTCAAGAGGAGTCTTATGTAAAGCAACAACAAGAACTTCAACAATATGTTGAGTATAGTCAAAATAAATTGCTTGAAGTTTTGCCAGAATGGCAAGATGCAGAATTAGCCCAAAAAGAAAAAAATGCTATTCGTGACTATGCGATTAATGATCTTGGTTATACCCAAGATGAAATTAATCAAATATATGACTACCGAGCCTTACTTGGTTTAAGAAATGCTTGGTTGCAAAACAAAACTGTTAAAGCAACTAAGAAAAAACCAACGGAAAAAGCAAAGGCTAGGGTTGCAAGACCTGGTACTACGAACCGACCAAGATCAGTAACTCCTGTGAAGAAAGCAAAACAAAGGTTAGCTAAAACTGGGAAACCCTCAGATGCAGCTAAAGTTTTTGAACAATTATTAAAGTAATTTACAAGGAGTAATATTATGGCAAAAGTAACTAACGCTTTTGATACTTACACCGCAACTGCTGATAGAGAAGATTTAAGTAATATCATTTACAACATCTCTCCTATGCAAACTCCGTTCATGTCCTCAATCGGTACACGAAATGTGAGCAATGTGGTGTTTGATTGGCAAACAGAATCTCTACCTACACCAAGTGCAAGTGGAGAATTAGAAGGCTTCGAACTTTCAAGAGCAGCTTCAACTGCTACTGTAAGAGCAAGCAACGTATGTATGATCTCAAAAAGAGATGCAACTGTAACAGGATCTCAAGAGGGTTCAGATCCAGCAGGTAAAAGGTCAGAAATGGCACATCAACTTGCTATTATGTCTAAAGCCCTTAAAAGAGATATGGAAGAGGCTCTCTGTCAAAAAGGAGCTAAAACAACTGGTAATGCGACAACTGCTCGTGTAACTGGTGGTTTTGAATCTTGGATCACATCAAACGACTCAAGAGGTACTTCAGGTGCTTCTACAGGCGGTGGTGCCGCTCCAACTGACGGAACTCAAAGAGCTTTAACTGAAACTCTACTCAAAGATACACTTGAGTTAGCTTTCTCAAATGGTGGTGAACCATCATTGGCTATTTGTGGCCCACATAACAAACAAGTTATTAGTGGTTTCACAGGCAGATCACAAGCTAGACAATTTGTGGATCAAAATACTGTAGAGGCTTCAGTATCTATCTATTCATCTGACTTTGGTGAACTCAAAATCGTTCCATCAAACAGATCAAGAGAAAGATCGCTTCTTTTAGTAGATCCAGAATTTGCTAAAGTTGCTTATTTAAGAAATTTCCAAACAGTAGATATAGCTACTATTGGTGATGCAGAAACAAAAATGATCGTAGTTGAGTATGGACTAGAAGTGTCCAACGAAGCTGCTCATGGTGTTGTTGCAGATTTAAGCACATCCTAATTATCTGGGACGGATGGGAGTTAGTGCATTTGCATTAGCTCCCATTTTTTTATCTAACTAATATAAATGACACGATGTCATTTTATTTATCTATAAAGTTATTTCCCTAAAAGCCTTAGTCAATGATAAAATTATTAACAATATGGCAAGACGAACAATTATTGATCACAAGACTGGTTTTACCAATGAATTTGCTACGGAAGATAATAAGGTTGTTTATCACACCACCCAAGATATTGCTCCCGTTATAGAGCATTGCAAAGCATTATCAGAGAACAAGCCAGGCAAAGATTTACGCCATGTCGCAGAAGTACCCTTAGTGGTGTATCAAAGAGCCTGTAGAGAAGGCTGGGCGAATGACATGAAACAATGGAGAAAGTGGTTAAATCATTCTGATAATAAAGTCTTTAGAACATGGCAAGGTAAACTATGACATACGCAGAGCTTAAAACTAACATAGCTAATTATCTAAACAGATCAGATTTAACATCTGAAATAGATATATTTATTGATAATACTGAGGCTGAACTTAATCGTAGATTAAGAGTTGCAGACATGATTAAGCGTGCAACTGCTACTGCTGAAAATCAATATCTATCTTTACCTACCGATTGGTTAGAGGCTATCAACATTGAAATTACATCCAATGATTTTAGACCGCTTATGCAAATGTCTATTGAATCGCTTGATGTGTATAGAAAATCAATTAATAACAAAAACGGTCAACCTATTTACTATGCAATCGTTGACAACACTTTAGAACTTGCACCTATCCCTGATGCAAGTTATACATTACAATTAACCTACTACGGAAAGATTGATGCACTTTCTGACTCTAATACAAGTAATTTTGTATCAACGGGAAACCCAGATCTTTACTTGTACGGAGCATTAAAACACGCATCAATATTTCTAATGGAAGATGAACGAGTACCATTGTTTACTGCTCAGTTTGAAAAAGCCCTAGAAGAAATGCGACTAGAGCAAGAGAAAGCTGAGTTTGGTAAGGGTTCTTTGATGCAAAGAAGAAGAACCTACGGAAAAGTTCGTAAGAACATACACTATTGGAATAATAACTAGGAGAAATAAATGGCTGGATTTAGCGATTATTTAGAAGATAAAGTATTAGATCATGTATTTGGCGGAACTGCTTATACTGCACCAACAACATTATATGTGGCTTTATTTACTGTAGCACCAACTGATACTGGTGGCGGTACTGAAGTTTCAGGTGGAGCTTATGCAAGACAAACTGCTACATTCAATGTATCAGGTACATCCCCAACCACAGCAACTAACGCTGCTGCTGTAGAATATCCAACTGCAACCGCAGACTATGGAACAGTTGTAGCTGTAGGCATTATGGATGCCTCAAGCTCTGGTAACTTGCTTGCTTATGCAAGTTTGACTGCCTCAAAGGTTGTATCAAGTGGAGATGTATTCAGATTTGATGCTGGCGACTTAGACATTACATTAGCTTAATAACATGGCCCAAGTAGGCTACGGGTTATACAATTATGGTAAATCCAACTATGGGGATCTTCAGTATCACCTAGCACAAGCCACATCCGCACAAACCTCTTCTATGACTGCTTCAGCGAAGCAGATAGACAGAGGTATTGCAACCATTGCACAAACAAGCAGTATGACTGCTGTAGGCGTGCAGATTGATCGTGGTGTAGCAACATCCGCACAAACAAGCGGAATGACCTCAACTGGTCATAGAATCCATTTAGGAGTAGGTGCTTCTGCTCAAACCTCTAGCATGACAGCTATTGGTCGACAAATAGATAGAGGCGCATCCATAGGGCCAGTTGTTTCAAACATGACCGCAACTGGTCGATATACACTTACTGTTTCAGCTACCATAGCGCAAACCTCAAGCATGACTGCGGTGGGTACTCAGATTGATCGTGGCTTTGAAGACATTTCAGGAATTAGTAGTTTTTCAGCGAGTGGTGGTTTAAAATGGACTGAACAAGTTGTTGCAGACACAACTTGGACTGAATTAGGCAAACAAGAAGCAGCTTAAAGGAAAGATTTATGGCAGATACATTTACAACAAATTTAAACTTAACTAAACCAGAGGTTGGTGCATCAACTAACACTTGGGGTACAAAAATAAATACCGACTTGGATACTGTTGATGGCATTTTCAGTTTATCTGGAACTGCGGTTGATATGGGCCAAGTTGACTTCGGTGGTGCAGTTATTGTTAAGGGTACTAACCCAAGTTTAACAATAGGCGATGGCGATGCAGAAGATACTAAACTTGTCTTTGATGGTAATGCCCAAGACTTTTATATTGGTCTTGATGATAGCGCAGACGACCTAGTTATTGGTTCAGGATCAACAGTTGGTACAACACCAGCAGTTTCTATTGATGAAAACCAAAAGGCTACTTTTCCAAAAGTTATTACCGCCTCAACTTCAGCAAACATTACACAAGTTGCAATAACCTCAAGCTCTAACTCAATAGCTTGGGATGCGGCAGCAGCAGCTAACGCATATCATGTGACTACAGAAAACACGACTTTTGCAGCACCAACTAACGCTGTAGAAGGTGCAATTATTTCTGTAGAAATAGCTCAAGGTGCAACAGCAAGAACAATCGCTTGGAACACCATATTTGAATTTGCAGCGAGTACAGCACCGACAATAACAGCTACAGCTAACAAAACTGACATATTAGCATTTAGATACAACGGCTCAGTATGGCAAGAAATAGGCAGAGTCCAAAACCTAGCACAAACATAATATGGAAACGCTACAGCGTACAGCAAATAGAGGAAGCACTTCCT